AAGAACTAACCCTGAAAAACTATCTGTTGAATATCCTGTAATAAATCGTCTTAAGAATAAGATGAAACGCAATAAAGATATTACTGAAAATCAAGTATACTCATTTGATAGAAGAGTGAGACGCTCACCTGTCTTATTCGAAATGGTTAAATATATGCAGGAATTAGATAATACAGCAGAAGAGGGTGAAGAGACAAAACATAGAAACATGAATCTTCAAGCATATAAATCTGCCGCAGATGACAGATTAAAAGTAATAGAAGAAAAGGATAAAGTAATAGAAGAACAGAAAAAAGTAATAGAAGATCTAAAAAACAGAATACAGGATTTAATGTGGGCGGATAGTGATGAAGAACGAGACGCTGAAACAGGTGAATTGAATCCAAACTTTATTTATGATTAGCTTTTCTTTTTTTTATTTTTGTTAGAAGCACCCATCATATCGAATATATCTTTTTCTACTATCTTGGGTGGTTTGATAGCAACCTCCACATTGTGCTGCAGCGGTTGTTTATATGAGTTCTTGGATGAATTCAAAGGTTTCATTGGCTTTGGTTTTCCAGGTGCTCTCTTGACTCTCTTTGGCATTTATTGTTTCAACTATAAAAATATCTAATAATTTATTAAAAAAAATTTAATTTTATTAAAATATAATTAATAATATAAAATGTCTCTAGTCGTATGCTCCAATCAAGAGAAAGATGGCAAGTCATTACGTCAGCCTTCATCTGTATATAATGCGTGGTCATTTCGTAATCCACTTTCTTCCACTATGACTATTCCTGCGAATGCTCAAATAGCACTACAATCATGTAAGGTAAATGTAGATGGGCGTGTAGTTTTCTCTGGAAATAATCATCGCTTCTATCATTATCTCGGACAGAAACTAGATATAGATGGTGAGACAGCGCCTCAAAATGTAGATACTACATCTCAATCAGTATTAGTAGATTTACTATCTAATGATCAGAAGGGAGAAGTATTAGAATTAAGTGTAGATGAATTTGCTAATCAATTACAAGAACGAATCCAGCAAGAAACATTCCACCCAAATTTTAAAGAGCAATTCCAATGCGACCCACTACGCAATGCTTCTTCTCTTGACTTTTTGGGATATAAGTTTACTTACAAGCAGAATGCTAGTACAGAAAACGCTCGCGCTGACCTTGACTTTGATATTTGGTATCATGAGGGATCTGCTAAAAATTTCACTTATAAGAAAACGGGAGGTGATGTGGGAACATTTAAGAGAGTAGCTACTGGTGATGGTGTGGACGAACCCTCTGTTGCTCTTGCACCAAATAAACCACTATCACTAACAAGAGATACAAAGAAGATTGGAGAAAAACAAGGCGTATTTGAAGTAGATATTCGCAATGGTTCATTTGCCAATGTCCAAGCATCAGGAGTAGAATGGAAAGTTGGTCTATCTAGATGTGTGAATATAGCTGATGGAAATGGACGCTTCTATCCTGAATATGCTGATGAAACGAATGACGATGGAAACTTGCGAATATCTAATCCTGTATTTGCTGATTTTGCTGTGGCAAGAAATGCGGATGGCGAATTAGTTTGTTATCATCATGTTATGGATGATAGTGTAGATGATGGGAAAAAACTCGTTGCCCGTGAAGTCAAGTATTATGAGAATGCTAATAGTAGTTTTGCAGGTGGTGATAGATTTAATCTGTCTACTGGAACTGATGCTGTGAATTATAACAGAATTGCTCTCTGCGCACAGGGTGAGAATATTAGAGCATTAATTCATGATAACGCATCCTCAGCATGGAGACTAATTACAGAATTCGACGCAGCTGTTGCTTCTGAAAGTTATTTCAAACCAGTCAATCAAGCGTGCTGGTGTTTACATCCATTTTTAGAAGTGGGTGATGATGAAAATAATGCTTCTTGTACTATGCGGATCCGAGAGTTTGATACTCCTGTTGGCCTCACTAAATACGCACAACCAACAAAAACAAATCAATCTAACGCTGGATGGTGGGAACTTAATGAAGCACTGAATACAGAAGGTAGATGCCAAGAAGTAGAAATGAGAGAATGGAATAAACCAGGAAATACAGGAGCAGACGCTTATGTATTCCAAGAACAAAACGCTTCTGATGGTGTTGATTTGGATCCTGTTTTAGTTCTTGAACCATCTACTATTTATAAGAGAACAGAAGGTGCTAATGGTAAATCTATTCTTGGATTTGAACAATCAATAGTTGATGTTCCTGTTTCGGGAGATAACACTAATACTATTGTGTTTGACTCCTCTACTATTCCTTCTCTCCAATCTTCTATGGCTATGTTTGTTAGACTGAATAACTTTACTCAGAATGTCATGAATGCTTATACAGGGAATAGATCTAAAATACTTGCTCATCTACCACGCTTTGATAACGCACAATCCACAGGCAGATTATATTTTGAACCAAATAATATGGTGTTTATTGATTTAGATAATCCTGCTCCACTACAAGTTAACGAGTTTGACATATCATTTAATTACGTTAATGAGCAGTATGCTACATCACTCACAGGGCAATCCATAGTCTGCTTATATATTAGAGAGAAACCAAAGTAAATATAGCTGTTAACAATATAATTAATTTAGATAGATTATTATATAGTTGTTAAAAACAGAACTTTATAGAAATTTTAGTTATTTTTTAGATATTTATAGAAATTTTTTTATAGATTAGTTCTATAAATGCCAAGTAAAGCTCCCAAAGTTGCTTTTAATTTCACTCCTGATCTTGTTGATGAACCACCACCACCCTTATCTGTAGAGCAGTTGGAAGATGATATGGAAGAACAGGATATCCCCATGTCGCAAATGCGTAATCCAAATACAATACATTCAAATATTAATGTTCCAGATGTTGTTGATAGAGAACCAATCGAAAAAGAAGTAATCTTTGAATCTAAAAAGAAAAAGAAGAAAGTTATAGAAGAAGATAATGAAGAACCACTACCAAATTTACCAGTAATTCCTGATGATATCAAAGAAGAACTAGAATATCAAGAACCACTACCAACACCGAAGCCGAAGCCGAAGCCGAAAGGAACTGCAAAACCAAAGAGGAAGATGAGTGAGGAGCATAAGGCAAAGTTAGCTGCTGCTCGGGTCAAAGCGCTGGAAGCAAAACGCAGAAAGAAGGAAGAAAGATTAGCCGCAGCAGCATTAGATAAGGAAGAAAAAGAATTAATGAAACAACAGAAAGTAAAAAGAGTTAAAAAGTTAAAGCAAGAAGTAGATGAACCAGAAGCACCAAAACCAGTAGTTCAGCAGCAACAGATGTTCACAAAGCAAGATTTAGAAAAAGCACAATTCGACGCAATAATGAAGTATGACGCATTGAGGAAACATGAGAAAGCAGAAAAAAAGAAAAAGGAGGCATTAGAGAGACAGCAAGCCGAGCTTATGCGTAAGATACAACCACAGCAGTATAAATATCGGGATGGGTCTAATCGTTGGGATAGATGCTACTGAGGTGTGTAGTTTCACATGCGTTTAAAATATTTAAAAATTATTATAAGATATCTTATAATGAGTTCTTGTTTAGTATTGGGAAATGGAAAATCGCTTGAATCATTTAATTTTAAAGACATTAATACTGAATGGGTTGGTTGTTGCCTGGCGTTCCGCTACTGGAATAAGGTCGACATTCATCCCACATTTTACGTCTGTGCTGACGGCGTGGTATGTTATGAGAACAAAGAAGTATTGGAATATGTGAAAAAGGGTAAGTGTAAAAAGTATTTATTATCATCATCAATTAAGAAGGTATGGAAGGATTATCCCACAGATGGAAGTGTAGTCTTTATTGAGGATTTCATGAATAATGCTTTTTCCATATTTAAATTTGCAGTTAATTATTGCTCTGGTACAGCATCAGCACTTCTAGCATTAGATCATTATGACAGAGTTCATTTGGCGGGGTTTGATTGTGATTATCAAGAATTTATTCCTGAATGTGAAAAGTTAGCAGATGGCACACTTCGTATTAAGACAACTCCACTAGAAAATCCAAATTACTTTTTTAATGATTATCAAAGAGAAGGAGATGTATATAATGTCCCAAATGGAAAAACTATTCATATGAGATCATGGAAAGAACTATCATACATACTTGATTTCATTTCAAAGATGTATCCACAGAGAAACAAAGTAATTACAAATTACAATAATAAGATATCTATTTCACAATACATTCCTCAACGACCTCTACATGAACTTTATGATTATAATAAACCCAAAGAGAAAATAGCATTTCTAGTGCCATCAACTAGCAACAAGAGATTATGGAATAATTTTAGAGAAACATATCTTAGTTCAGTTCTCCTTCCAACACTGAAAAAGTTAACATTAGATTATGATATTAAATTGTATGTGGGATATGATGACGATGACAGACTATATAGTAATATTAGTTTACCAAAGAATGATGATGATATAGAATTAGAATGGATACCATTTGATAGTAATTTTAAGGGTAAGCCGACGCATATATGGAATGTATTAGCGAACAAGTGTATCAATGATGGATATGAATATATGCAAGTTTGCGGAGATGATATTGCCTTTGACCAGAATACAGAATGGATGAGACTATTTATCAAGATGCTACAAAAGAATAATAATATTGGGTTTTCAGCTGGGTTCTCAAATAATAATAAAATACCAACACAATTTTTATTACACAAAAAACATTATGAGATATTTGGATGGATATTCCCACCACAGATAACAGATTGGCAATGCGACGATTTCCTGTATCATTTATACGGAAAAAAGGGTAATTGGATAAAGCAATTTTCGCATCAAAATGTCGGCGGAGAACCAAGATACACACCCAACAATTGTATTAAATTAAGGGAGATGTTAGTGAAGAGACATAAAAAACAATTAAATAAATATTTGTAAAAATATAATATAAGATATCTTATAATGAGCAAAAGACCTCCACCAAAGGTATTGAAAGTGAAGGATGAACCACCTTCTGATAAATTTAATGATATACATCCCAACCTTCCACAGATGCCTTCATTATTATTAATTATTGGGTCGGTGCGTTCTGGCAAGAGTAATCTACTAGTGAACTATTTTTGCAACGAAGAATTCTATAAGGACAAATTCGATGTAGTGAAATTTGTATCAACTACATTACATACAGATCATAAGGGTAAGATATTATCAAAGCATTTTGATTGTATGGATCATTACGAAGATAGTGTTATAGAAAATATAAAGAAGTCTCAATCATCATATGATAGTAAACAAGATAGACCGACATATGCGTTAGTTATGGATGATGTCTTAACAAAAGATTTCAAGAAAACAAATCAAGTATCATTCTTCTCAACTCGGTTTCGTCATTATATAGATATGTATATTATAGCTGTTCAGTCATTCCGTGCTGTGTCTGGAATGATACGCAATAACGCAACATCGGTTGTTATTTGTAAGCAGCAGAATAGAAAAGAGTTAGACAAGATAGCAGAGGAGTATGGAGATATGGTTGGTGGTCATGATAATTTTATTAAACTATATGAAGAGGCACATGCTGATAAATATTCATTTTTGTATTTAGACTTAACAGATAATCCTGCTCGCGCATTTATAAGACATGAGAAGCAGATATGGCCAACGAGAGATAATGATGATGATGAAGAATTAGAAATAGAATAAATTTTTATTTAATTTATTTAATTAAAATATAATTATAAATATAAAATGCAAGATCTACATAACCAATCTGCGATTGCCCAAGGGAACGCTCGCACAGCTGCGGTGCGTGATTTAAATGATCGTATAAGACAACATAATACAGACATCGCAAATCAGATAACGTCAGCGAAAGAACAAGCGGATACTATGAAAACAATAACAGCAGCAAAAGATACGGCACAAGGTTTGTGGACTGGTGCTCATATGCCAGATAAAGTGGCAGCATTTAATGATTATATGGATTCTAGTAAATCATCTAATCCCACGACGCAAGCGGAGAACTCCCAGAGAGAAGCGGCAGCTAATGGTACGACAGAAACAACAGCTGAAACTGATGCGCAACAGGCAGCACAGACGGACGTTGGTGGTGAAGCATTGGCAGAAGGAGCAACACAAGCGGAAGGTGCGGCAGAGTCAGCAGAGCAAGGAACATCAAGATTAATGAATGGTCTTAAATCTACTGGTGCTTTCTCTGATGAAACATTAGATACCATGAGTCGTGTGGGTAGCAAGGCTGCTGCGGGCGCAGGTGTTCTTGGTGCGGCTGCTATTGGTGGTCTGGATGTATATAAGGATATTGAGGCAGGAGGTCTCGCAGGAAATAACAATTTTGAGAAAGCGTCAAATCTATTACAGATTGGGGGTTCAATAGCAGATATTGCTGGTGTTGCTTTCCCACCAGCAGCACTTATTGGCGGTATACTGGACTTAACCTCAGGGGCTCTCGAGGAAGTTGGAGAGGGTGAAGACACAACTGCAAGTGATAAATTAGACGCCGCGCAGAAAGCAGAAACAGAAGCACCAGTAGAAGAAGAACAGCAAGTACAGACAGCATCAGCAGATATTCAATAATATATATATAGTAGATTATAACTTTTTTGATTTTTTTTTATTTATTTTTATAATATAATTATAGTTATAAAATGTCTTATTGGAGAGCTGATGATGCTGTAAGAGTTGGCGAGACAAAAGTTTCCGTTCCCGCTGAAAATGGGCTTAATTACTCGCCTGGACAAAAGGTTCAGTTATTCGTAGATTCGTCTACTAAATTCATGGATGGTCGTGAGACATATCTAGATTTCAATTTTAAGATATCTTTACCATCTGGTGGAACACCAACTCGTCTACAATTAGATAAGTGTTCTAGTGTTATCATTAAAAATATTCGCATATACGATGGTTCAAGAGGTCAACTTTTAGAAGAGATAACTGACTATGCTTCATATGTAGCAGTAAAGTATGATTATGATAAGGACAAGAATATTGAGAATGTCCGTGCTCTCCGTGAAGGATGTGCGGTTCACCAGCCAGGAAACAGAGGAACAGAGGGAACTAGTCAGACACCCATGGGTAATACTCTAACTAATCCGTATTTCAAGAGGACATCTGGCAATCAAAATGCTTCGTTTACTAATTCTGATTTCCTTACTGCTAAGGTATGCCTTCCACTCCATACTGGTATTTTTGGAAATAGCGAAACAATTTTCCCTGTAATGATGACGCAGGGTCTATACATTGAGATTGATCTAAATGAAGCACCTGTAATCTTAAAGCAGTTAGAGAGTGTCTGCCGTGAGCGCCGAACAGCATTTGCTCCATTTTTCCATTCTCTTAATGGTTCTGACGCACCGAATTCCTGGGCTGATTCCTCACCTGCTCAGACATTTTATGTCAGCGATAAGAATAGTCTTCTTGGTGCTGACTCTGTTTCAAAATTTCCTTTTGTGGTTGGAGAAACCATTAACTTCTGCCGTTCTAACAATAATGGTAGTGTATCCACATTCTCCGCTGCTGCTGTTATATCTCAAATTAATTTATCTACTGCTGCTAATGGTAGTGAAGGATTAGTTGAGATTGTACTGGATTCAGCTATAACTAATAATACTGGAAAAGCACTCACTACTGAGGATTATGTCTTATATTCTACTGCTGTTGAGGGTGCTGCTACGTATGATGCTTCATATGAAGTTTCAAATGTAAATCTAATTGTATCACAGGTTCAGTTAGATCCTGGTTATGAGCGTGGAATGATACAGAAGGTAAGGGAAGGAAAAGCAATTGAGTTTGATATCATGACTACTACTAATTACAAACATAGTATTTTAGCATCTGACAGGCAGACGACTTTCCAGATTTTTGCAAATAATAGTCGTGCGAAGTCTCTACTTATAGTTCCAACTGACGCATCTGTATACAACTCGGCACAGCTGATATCTGCATCTGGTACATACTCTATTGTTGGTTCTGGTGGCAACTCATCTACTCAATCTACAAAGGATACGCAGGATACTAGTTTGAATAGTAATCGGTCTGGATACACGGGTATCTGTGATTTCTTATCTAGTGTTCAGTATTTAGTAAATGGTAAGCGTGTTCCCAGCCGTGAAATCTCCACAAAAAAAATAGCTACTCGCAACTCTATTGATGCGTTTCACATTTACGAACTCGAAAAGACATTAGATAATTCTGAAATTGCTCCAAAGTCTTTCTCTGCTTTCCGAGACAACTTTATATTTGGACGCGGATTCTCTGCTGGGTCGCAGAAGGGCGCCATGGACTTACGAGGCAAGGATTTAGCAGTTGTCCTGAAATATCAAGAGAGCACTGCGCCTGCTAAACCCAAGTTGTTCCAAGCATACGTATTCCATCTCCGACGCTTGATGCTCCGTGAAGGTTCTATTGATATTGTTTTTTAATTATAAAGTATGCTTCGCTAAAATGTAAATTTAGTTTGTATATTCTGCTGTTTACGTCTATCAATTTCATCATTTATAATATCACTATATCCTTCTGCCTGTGTAGCAAAAATATAATTATGGGCGAGGCACTTATACTTATTAGTGTCCCATAATTTATTCCAGTAGTGATCAAGATTATTGCGTGTTAATTTTTGCATTTTTCTGTCCTCAATTCCATTTTCTAAATTTTGTATCAAATCATTATATATGGTCTGATTTAAAATATGTCCTGAAGTCCAACTACATTTCTGAACACTAATGAATGTATTATTTAGTTTGGTATGTTCTTTAATTCGATTACATAGTAGAAAAATATCATATTTGTCTGGAAGAATCATATTTTTAAAGTTGTGTCCACCGACAAACATAAAATCATCTTCTAGTATAATTACTTTTTGTAAACGCCTTGCTAAGGCGACCTTTATACATAGTATATGAGATTTAGCACAACCAATATATCCATCATCATCCTCAATACCACTTACTCTTTCGTAGTCATATCCTTTTAATAATTTTTCCATATGTTCTCTTCTATCAGTTCTTTTATCAAGATTGATGTAGAATATTTTTGGTATTATTTTTAATGGTTTTTCATAAGTAGTATGAAATCCATCTTTTCTATCTTTGTAAACTATCTTAAATCCAAGTTTTAAGAATTCACTTTCTAGATAATCATAATTACAATAATCCGGTCTATCTTTCTCAATCATAATACATCTCAATTGAGAGAAAAATGCAGTATTTTCTTTGTAAAATGTTTCCAAGGAACCTTCACAATCTGCGACTAATACATTAAAAGGTTTATTTGGAATACTGAAATTCTTAACTTCGCCATTCCCACACTGATTAGAATAGCATGCCCAGTCATTTCCATCTCCAAACTTTCTAGTATCTTTAGATAAACTTTGTCTAGATTTAGATATACAACCTTTAATGATATTAAATTCACATCCATTAGCTTTCTTATTTTTTTCCAAGGCATCCCATACTCTACTATCTGGTTCAACGGAATATTGATGTGTCTTATTATCTAACTTTTTGTTTATGGCGCATGATACACCACCATATCTGGCACCAAGTTCTAATACATAATCATCTGGCAATATAAATTCATTAGCCATCTTAATTTCAGTAGTTTCATAGACATCATAGTTTACTGGTTTGCCGTGTTCATTTAGAAACATTTTTTACTTATTTTTATATTTAAAATTTAATATAATAATTACTATAAAATGTCAGGAACTAGTCGCTTCATTGAGATACGCCCGGATAACATCCCAGCTGATGGTAAGATATCATTTAAGAATGGGTTTCCTGTATTATCATTTACGATTTCGGCACAGCAGGGTCTATTAGACCCCCGTTCGGTTCGCATCGTTGGTGATTTTGCAGCTTTTAAGGATAACCTTGCTACACCAACCCCACTCACAGATGGTGATGGATTAACTATGAATAATCGCCTTGGTATTTACAATTTATTTGAATCATTAACTATTCGTTCTATGCGTTCCAAGATGATTTGTGAGAATATAAGACATTATGCTAAATATCTAAATACGTACCTTGGTTTAACTTCATCTCTACAAGACCAGATCGGGCATCTGGGAGAAACATGTCTTATTATGCCAAATGCTACTGCTTTCCGTAAGGCGGTAGTAGAAAGTCCGACTACTGACGCAGCACAGACAAACTCTTTCTCTCTTCACGTTCCATCTGGTTTCATGATGAGTGGAAATATGGTAGATTTGCGGCAAGACGCTTTTGGTGGTATCCAGATTGAGTTTAACCTTATGCCTGATAGTAATGTATTCTATGCTACCGATGGTGATTCTACTGGATTAACTGACGCTCACTATGAGTTAAGCAATCTTAAATTATGTTGTGAAGTTGTGGATATGCCAGCAGATCAAGCACCGCAGTCGCAGGGTGTAGTTGAGTTTAACACTATTACTTCTCTCTACACTTCCATCAACTCTACGAATGCCCAATTACAATATTCACTCGCACTCCGCAATGTCTTATCAGCATTCATGACTTTTGTACCAGTTTCCAATATCAATACTCTAACCGCCGACGGAAATGCTACTACTTACCCGAGTGGAACGGGTTCATCTGATGCAGCATTAGCCTTTTTCAAGCGTATTCAGTTTCTCAAAGGTGGTTCCAAATTCCCAGCTGATTTTGACTATGTAAATAGTATAGTAAAGGATTCTGCCACTACTCTACCAGACCCCCAGATTGTCAAGGGATTTATTGAGAGTGTAATGCCTGACTATGGTGATATGCGTCTAGCAATTTCACCTGTAAATGCTAATCGTGAATACAATATGACTACTGGAACAGCTGGTTCGTCATACACTAATATTGCTGAGGGTGGTGCTCTAACTGGTGTCGGAGTCCAGTATGGTCTTGGTGGTCAAGGTGAAGATTTCTCGACCGAGCAGTGGGGAGTATCCCTTGACACCCAACTAACCAGAGATAATCCCATGGGTGTATATATTTTCATCAAGTCTAAGGCACAACTTGTATTCTCTCCACAGGGCATTCAGTTAGTCCAATAGTTAAAACAATATAATTATCATTATCTATACTTTTAACTTTTTTGTTTTTTATTTTTCTGTTTTTATAATATAAGATATCTTATAAAAATGGACACACAGCCAGCATCTATGCCTCAACCAGCGGAAGAGAGTATCCCTGATTTCATTCAATTACAGCAAATTCCAGTAAATTATCTCCAACAGGTAGAAACAGATTTACTAGATCCTGTAGTATTTAATCAAGGTGGAACAACTACAGATGGTTTCTGTCGCTTCCAACTTCAGAACAAGGGTTTCCTTCACTCACATTCGAAGGTATTTTGCAGTATTCAGCCGTCGGCGACTAATGGTTCTGTTTTCTTTGCTCCACAAGTGGGTATTGGACAGCTAGTAAAGAAGGCAGTATTAAAGATTGGTAATAAGACATTAAATGAACTTGATAGTTGGGCGGGTCTTCATGCTGTGAAGTCATCATTAATTTCTAATGAAGTTCAGCTGGAACGTGAACTCTATATGACTGGTCGGTGCTTCTCTCATCAGTTCGATTATCAAGCAGAATCGTCTGTTGATGCAAGTAATTATGGTTTAGATACTGGGATAGAAGAGAATGCCGCTGCTGAACTAAAACTGCCAAACTGGGCTATCATGGATGGAACATCGGCAGCAAAGAAGGCAGAGTGCCCGTCGTATTCTATTGACCTTTCTGACCTTTTCCCATTCCTCAAAGTTAATCAATTACCTCTATACATGATTCGTGAACCAATTACTATTGAATTAACTTTCCAGCCAACTACTAAATTCCGGGCACAGATCGGTGCGGGCGATACAACTGATGTTGCTATGGAAATTGACAGAAATGAGTTAAAATTCTGTGCTGACTATATCTTCTATGGTGCCTCTGATGAGATGGAGAGATATGCTGCTGCTAATCGTGATATGAGTTTCAGTTTTGTAGATTACCGCCTTGTAGAGCATACGACATCTGGAACACAACTGGGCTCATCTTTGGTCCGTAATCTTGGTATGGCAAATCGTCTTGTTCCACGTGTTATCACTACTCTACCTTATGATAAAGATACATATAATGAAGAAACACTACTCGGCCAGTATGTCTCAATGGCACCATTCCTTAATGCTTCTGGTGTACAGGGTCCAGCAACTAAGTTGCGATACAACATTCGCTATAATGATAGATTTGAATACACTAGTGATGTTGATAATACTGCTAGACTATTTAGTATTATTACTGATAGTGAAGGTATCCCGTTCCTTACTCGCACAGAATATTCAGGCCAGTCCATAAATGGTATCACAGATGCCGTAGATTATATGGGAAGGCAACAGGAAGGAAATTTAGAAGGTCATTTCTTCAATCTTGGTTCTCGCCTCACTAATGGTCGTGTTGGTCAGCGAGGTATCGAACTTCATCTCACAGGTGAGTTTGCCACAAGTGGACGAGCAGTAGATCTAATGCGTAATTATTGCGAATATCTCCGTGTAGCACGTCTAGTAGATGGATTATTTGAAGTCTACAATGCTTAAAGTGTCATTATGACATTTTTGTATATTTACAACAATCTATATATTCTATTTTTCATATGACTTATCTAACAAAGTGTTATAATCCCACTTTTAATATTTTTTTTTAAAATTTGATATAAAGATTAATAATCTAATATCATTATATAACAATTATGGATACACCACTAAATGAACTACTTGACCAATGGGCAGAAAAGAAGGCAGAAAAAACTGGGCGCCCAAAGAATAAACCTTCAACCATGAAACAATACGAAAGTCAAATACTTAAATTGCAAAAAGCATTTGATACAACTGGATATGGATTCATAGAGAGGCCAGATGATATCGTAAAGTTAGTAAAGGATAAGGCACAATCCACACAAAGGAACACTTTTATAGCTGTTTACATTTTAGTTTCAGCATTAAATCATGATCATAAATACGATGATTTACTAGAAAAGTATAACAGACTAAATATAGATTTACAGAGGAAATATGAAGAACAACAAAAGAGTAGTGTTATTTCAGAGAAACAAGCAAAGAATTTCGCACAAGTTGACGAAATCCAAGAAATGCTAAAAAAGATGGAAAATGAGTTAAAAACTAGAAAAGTCAAGGATGGTGTTGGTGAAGACTCACAATTACAAAATACTTTGACCTGTCATTTAATTTATAGTATTCTAAATAAGTATCCGTTTCGCAATGATTTATCACAAATGAAGATAATTACAAAAACAGCATTTAATAAGCTAGATGATGAAGAGAGAAAAAGTAATAACTATATGATTAATCAAAAAGGAAAATTAACATTTGTCTTAAATGATTATAAGACAAACCGAAAATATGGAGAAAAGATGATTGATATAGATAAGGAGACAGAGAAGGTGATTAGAAGATATCTTAAAATCTTAAATAAGAAATCAGGAGATGTCTTATTAACATCATCTACTAATTTTCCAATATCTAGAAACTATATGTCTCAAATGTTAATGAAGTGTTCAAAGAAATATATGGGTAAGAGTGTATCTACAACTATGATTCGCAAAGCGGTGGTCAGCGATAAATTTGTAGATAAAAATGAAGAGCAGAAGGAGTTGGCAGACATTATGGGACATGATGTCGATACTCAAAATAAGGTTTATGTGAAGAAGACTAGAAGTGTTTAAGATATCTTATGATGGAACGGGTGCTTTTGTAAGAACTGATGCGTGTACATTAATGACCTTTCTGTATGTCATACCTCGTCCTGTTCCATAGTCTGCGGTCTGCTCTTCTATATAATATTCTGGTCCCTCAGCTTCGGGGTCAGTTTTTATTTGCCAATAATAATATTCACCAGATAATTTCCACACAATATAAAATGTTTTTTCAGGATGTCTTATAGCGTATTCTAATTTTGGGTAATCAAACCACAAACTAGAAAAGGTTGTAGTTCTCCCATTTCTACATTTATGATGAATTACATGATTCTTTATAAATGTATTTTTCCTTGTTTTTAATTCAACTCCCACATGTTCACTATAAAAGTCAAAATGTGCAAATTTGTCCTTAGATATGTCAAGATTTGTGTGGAAGATTTTGTTGAGGTCATCTAGACTTTCTAATTCAGATTTTTTACCTTGACTATATTGATTTCTAAATTGTTGTTGTGTTGTATTCATTGTTTACTCTATAAAAGATAATAATAAGACATCTTAAACGCACCGCTCCCATAAAAAAAACTAGTCTAATGTTTTTGTATTTTCTAAACATCATCTCCATCCAGCCCGCAGCATGTTAATTCTACTTTTGTGATAAAGATTTGCGGTCGCTTCCGCGGTACCGAGGATTTGAGTAGATTCAGTCTGGAATCTCTCTTCTTGTATATTGGTCCATCGATAACGTGCTGTGGTATAGATTTCGCATTGGGATTTCGCCTTAACCATCCGTATTGCCTGTCATACGACTTGCGGTCTTCGCATGGTTTCACACTTATAAGATGTTTTGGAAGATCGCTTGCTTCGCGTCTTTTGTAAACTTTTCTTTTCCGAGGTGGAATAGACGCGCAATCTGGATGGGCCGACAAGTATTTATACTGACGATTGTATTCTACTAGCTCATTTATATCAGCAGTGATGCGTGGGTCGGCTTGCCAGCGCGGTTTCTTGTATCGTCTCCTGCCATCCTTCCTGGGGTCTGGTGGAACGGACGTGCAGTTTGGATGCTTC